GCCCGAGGTTGGAAGCCTTTTCCGCCTACGGCTCCAAAGGCTTCCAACCTCGAATACCGTATCTTTCATCGTCTTCTTTTATTTTTTTATCGAAATGGGTCACATCTATTTACAACGCAGAAATAATTCCACGAAAACGCAAAAACCGTATTGACAAGTTGAATTATGTTCACTATAATATGAAACAAGTTCAGAAAGCGGGGTGATAATATGAATCGAATTAAGAACCACAGAGAGAAAAAAGGAATTACACAACAAGCACTTGCAAAAGAACTCGGAATTAACACAAGCACCGTCGCCAAATGGGAGACACACGCAAGCACTCCGAGAGCAAAAGTATTAATACAGCTCGCAGAGATATTTAATTGCACGGTTGACGAATTACTGCGAGGAGAAAGCACATAAGGAGGCTAAAGAGAATGGCAGACGAAGCAATTAAACTGAATCTTGACGAAGTACCTAATATTGAACGCTGCTTTTTCTCTTACGGCCTGCCGGAAGAAATTAAGAAGTTTTACGAAGATCCGAAAAACATGCGAAGGTACAAAGAGTGGCGAAAAGAAAGGAGAAGGCGCAGTGAATAATGAAGAGCTAAAAGAAGCCCTATTAAATGAAAGGCCGGTAGTTTATGTGGATCCCTTACTTGGAGAGATAAATTATAAACGAGTAGCGGCCATTATTTTTGAGAAGCGCAGGGGGAAAATAATGATAACAGCGAAGCTTGAGGATGTCTGCGGACACAGCTTTTTAAATTGTCTGCCCAAAGCCATTAGGTTTAAAGAATAAAAAGAAAGGAACAAAAGACAATAAAATGGGAAGTAAGCAAAAACTTTAACAAGTGGCAAGTCTGGAGACAGACGCGGAAACTTGAGCCCGGAGAGCCAATGCACAGCGGAGTTAGGCAGGTAGTGGGAGTTTACGATTCTGAAGAAGAGGCCGAGGTGGCGGCAAGCGTTTACAACAAGAAAGCGGAATTTGTTGAAGGACCTTTAACAAACGTGATTAGCGAAGCGCTTGAAGAACCAATGATAGCAAAATACGTTTTGGAAGAGGTCCGAGAAATAATAAAAATAGGGCCGAACACACCACCTTACCACGCTCTCGATTGGCGAATTGTTGATGTTACGGCAGACAGCTTGCCGGCAATCGTTCGTGATGTATTTCGCTTATTCTACTGAATTTAATTGGGAGGGTTAAACAATGTTCATTCTCAAGGTTTTAGCAACAGTTTTGGTTGGCAGCTTCATTGTTTGGGGCTATTGGCATGAAGATAAGTTCGTGCAATTTGAAGACAGGCTCATTGAAAAGCTAAAGGAGAAGTTGAGATGAGTGAAAAAGAAACCGCCCGGGAATGGGAAGAAACTTTAAACAGCACGGAGACAGAGTTATTAATGGCACTTGAAAATGTGAAAAGACTTGAGAAAAAGCTTTTCGGAGAAAGAGACGACAGGACCTACCGGCTGGCGATATCTAACCTGCGCCGCTACATCCCGATTGTTAATCTTCAAGACGGCCAAGGCTACTTCATCCCGACGGACGAGGAAGCCAAAGAAGCGGAGCGGTATTTCCGGCAAGAATACAGGCGGGCCATGTCGATTCTTTCAAGGCTGAAACCCTTAAGACAGTGGCTTGAGACCAGGGGTCAAATCGAAATAGAAGAAACAGAAAGATGGGAGAATTAAAAATGGAAAACATTGAAAGAGCAATCGAAAGCGTTTGCGAAGATATGTGTAAATACGGTATAACGGCAGTTCAACACAACATAATGGCGGAAGCCGTGCTGAAGTTGTCGCTGGCAAACATATTTATGACAAAAAAACGAGGATGTCGCGGAAGATGAAGAAGATCAGGACAAAGAAAAGGTTGAGGAAGCCGAAGGAGACGAAAACCCACTGCAAGAGTTGAGCTCTATAATGCTCAAACAAGCAGAGCTTGAGCGGGATGTATTTATTAAATATATTAAAAAACTAAAAGAAATAATGTGGATGCCGGAGGCCGAAAAATGAAGGAATACGACTACATTGCAGTTGACTTCGACGGAACATTGTGCGAGCACCGGTTCCCGGACATCGGAGAGCCTATTCCGGAGATGATTGCTTACGTGAAAGCCCAACATGCACGCGGTACAAAGATTATTTTGCACACTTGCCGGGACGGAGAATACTCGAGGGCAGCCGTTGAGTGGTGTAAAGAAATGGGCGTGCCGGTGGATGCGGTAAACGAAAACCCGTGGGTAGAATACGGTAAAAAGAAGCTCTATGCGGATATCCACATCGACGACCGCGCAGTAAATGTAAACGAAATTATTAAAAACAAGGAGAGTTGAAATGAGCTACGCATACAACCGCAGAAAAAAGAACATCCAAAAATCCAACAAAAACAAAGAGGGTCGCTTTATTTTCGACTATTACAGAAATAAGTGGGTTTTGGTTAAAGGAGCTTAAAAATGATGACGACAGGATCCGGCCTCTATTTTAAGCGGAGCCCCGAATGGTGGGAAGAAGAAATCAAAACAGCGCCTTGCATTATGTTAAAGCCGGACGGCACCTGCACGGGATTAACCGAAAGGTGCCAGGGCGCCCTTCATTGCAGATTCTTCAGAGATAAAATGAAGCGGAAGAAAGCAAGGCACGATGGGAAAACAGGCTTAGCAGTTTAAAAATTGAAGACCAGAACTTTATAGCGGAAAAATACTACAGAAACAAAAAGGTCTGGATGAGGTGATCACCTTGAAGCGGCTGGCAGAAATAATTACAATTTTAGCGGTTATTAATCTATGCGCAGTGTCCGCAGGCGGCGACTGTGCGCACCCGGAAGAAATAAGCACGGCATCCGTAGCGGCCACGCAGCCGCTGGCAGAAACAGCAGCCCCGGCAAGTTACCGGCAAGTTAAATTTGAGTACACAGCCACCGCCTACTGCCCTTGCATCAAGTGTTGTGGCGAGTGGGCGAAGAATAGACCAGGCGGAATAGTTAAGGGTGCAAGCGGAAAAGAACTTAAAGCGGGCCGGTCAATGGCCTCTCCGCTGCCATTCGGCACCAAGGTTATTTTAAGTGGGGCCGGAGAGTATGACGGGGAATACATCTGCGAAGACCGCACGGCAGATTATATCGTTGAAAGATATAGCGGGCACATTATAGACATCTATTTTGAAAACCACGAAGCGGCCATGCGGTTCGGAAAGCGGCAAGTCACAATTGAAATATTAGAAAGAGAGGCAGAGCAATGAAAGTTTTATTAAAAAAAGTGGGTCAACCCTTCGAGTTCGCGGAAATAAAAAACGAACTCCCGGAAATGCAGGAGCTCGTTGAAGGCTTTATTGAAGTTGTCAAATTAGCGGCCCCGGGCTTTGTGGTGATTTGCGACGAAGAGGCCCTTTACAGAGCGGACCGAAGAGTTAATTGCATGGTTCCGACGAATTACAAGCGGTGGACGGCTATTAGCGGGACTTTCTTTGTATGTATGACCGAAGCGGCGTCCTTTGCCGGAATACCGGAAGACGAGAAAGATCCGAAAGAATTGGCCAAAAGTTTAGGATTAATTGTTGTGCCGACCATCGCACAAAAGGCCGAACTTAATATATAAGTATATATACATTATATATAGGCAGAAAAAGGAAGGGCGCACCTGCGTTAACGGGTGCGCCCGGATGGAAGAAGAACCATCCCAAAAGACGCATTTATTTTAACATATTAGCGGGCAGCGTGTCAACACAATACAGAGCTTTTACGCTCTTTGCGGCCTTGTATTATATCTTATTTTATCAACCAACAAAGCCCTACAAAACTAAAAACTAAAAGGGTTAGAGAAAATGAAAGAAAATAATTTTAAAGATCACTATGGAAATTCAAGTCACAGTCAAAGTCACAGTCAGGTGAAAGCCGCAACATTTGAAGCCACCCTTGAAAATATAAAAGAGATCCTCGAAATAGAAGAATTAAACACTAACGACAGGCAGGCGGCGGAAGAAATAAGCCTCATAATTGCCGAAGTAATGATTTTACACCCGGAAACGGAAATTAGAATAAACGGCACAGCCATGCCGGTACAGCTCGTACAGGCAATATACTCCCGTTTAAGCAGTGAGCACATCCTACTGGTGCTCGAAAACTTTCAAAAAGTCACCTATGAGATAAAACACAAGAAAACCTACCTTCGCACGGCCTTATATAATTCCGTCTTTGAAAGCTCGGCCTATTGGCAAAACCGCGTAAATGTAGACATGGCCCTTGCCGGAAGGGAGCGAAAGTAAATGCAAAGGGAACAAAAGACAACTTCCGGACCCTTACTCGAGATCGACTTCTACCCGGTATTTGAAGACGGCCGCAGGATTCCGACCAGAGCGCCCAAAACAAAGCCCACATCAGCACAGCAAAAAAAATACAATGACACGCAGGCGACAAAGAAGTTTATAAGACTCGCCAACGCAAACTTCGATAATACAGACTTTTTAATGCACCCGACTTACAGCCCGAGCAAGTCGCCGCAAACGGAGCAAGAGGCCCGAAGGGATATAGTCAACTATTTGCGTCGCGTGAAAACAAGGCGGGCATCGGAGCTTAGGGCCTTAAATAAATCATTGGCCGAAGCGGCAGCGGCATCAGAGGCCCTGCCGAACAATGAATACCTAAAACAATCGATCGAAGAGCTCAAGCGTAAGATTAAAAAACTTGAAGAGCCGTTCAGATACATTTACGTCATTGAAAAGCAAGTTTATAAAACAGGAAGCCGCGCAGGCCTTGCCAACTATCACTTTCACCTATTCATTACGGGCGGCCTTAACAGCAAGGTGCTTGAAAGCATGTGGAAAAACGGCAGCCGAAGCAATTGTAATAACTTTCAGCCCGAAAGGTTTGGGCCGGAAGCGGCAGCCGCATATATGTCAAAGGACCCGCAGGGATCCAAGCGGTTCAGCTATTCGCGCAATTTAAAGCAACCAAAAAAGAAAGCCAAGGACGGCAGATTAACTCGCAGGGGCGTAGAGCGCCTTGCGAAGCTCCGCGTTGACGATAGAGCATACTGGGAAAACCGATACAAGGGCTACAGGTTTCTGCGCTGCTACGCACGCTGCAACCCTTATAACGGCCACTGGTATGTGACGGCCATCATGTACAAGTCAAGCGAGAAGGAGCCGCCGACCTGGACAGCGGAAGACTGGTTAACGGAAGATTTTTAAATAAGGGGGTGAAGGCGTGATTAATACGGGCGTAATAATAACCGCACTTATTTGCGCAACGCTTATAGCGGTCATGATCATCGACAGAACAACAACGAAAAAGTAGGGTGGAAGATGAAAAAGGACTTTACAAGGGATTACGCCACGGAGATGTTCAGGCTATATGCGGCAGCGGGCCGACCAACTTATGAGCAGGCAAGGGAAGAGATCTATCAAGCGGAGCTTAATCTATACTCCGGCGGGGATCCGTCGTCATCTGTCAGCCGAGCGGAAGCGGCTGTTGAAGACGCAACGCCCTACCTTCTTGACCTACATGCAGTAGATCGCACCATCGCTATATTACACAAGGGCCAAAGGCAGCACATTGTGCAGGCGGTTGAGGCAGTGTATTTTGTGCAACCAAACCTACCGCTTCGCCGGGGCGAAATATCTAACCGAGTTCGTCGTTTTGCAGCATGCTGCCCAAGCGATGAGAGGACAGTCTATCGCTGGCTAAGAGAGGCCCGGCTGCTATGCGCGGCAATCAGAGGCTTAAGGATAGCGGACATAGATGCGGACAGGTATTCTATTGAGCTATAGGTTGTCATTAGTAGGGTACGATTAGGTGATATATTAATGACGATGAAATTATATAAAGGCTGAGGGAAGAGACCCAAGGCCTTATATTTAAACAAACAGAGGGAAGACATGGCCAAAGACTTTGCAAGAAGCTTTTATCTTTCGGGGCCTTGGAAGCGCACACGGAAGGCGTATTACAAATACAGGCTCGGAATGTGTGAACGCTGCTATGAAGCGGGAGAGATAGTGCATCATAAGATCTGGCTTACTCCACAAAACATAAACGACCCAAAGATAGCACTTGACTGGAAGAACCTTGAATTACTATGCCTCGACTGCCATAACAAAGAGCACAAAACAAAACCGAACGAGCGATATCGATTTGACGAGAAAGGACGGCTACTCCCCCCGGGGTGAGCCGAATAAGCGCGCCGACGGGAGACCGAGCAGTGGGGATAAGAATTACTCCGCGGGTGCGCGCATAACGGGTGTTGTGGGGGGGGGTGTGGGGTCACAGAGCAAAAAGGGGGTGTTTTTATGGCAACTTCCAAAGAGTTAAGTAAGGATGACAAAATCAAGAAAGAGATCCGCAGAATTAAGCGGGCTTTGAAAGACGTAGACAAAAATAAGTTAGCGGTAATAGAGCCGATTATAAAAACAGCCGCCTTCATCGCTGTATCGATTCCGGAGCTTGAGGAGACGATAAACGAAAACGGATTTGTGAGCGAATACAAGAACGGCGAAAACCAATTCGGGACCAAACAATCCGACGAAGTTAAGACTTTAATCGCCATGCAAAAAAACCTTTGCACAGCCATTAAAACCCTTGCCGATATAGCCCCGCCGACAAAGAAGAAAGACAGCAGGCTCCGGGCCATGATGGATGAATAAAAAATGCCGGACAAAAACTATATCCGTGACTACCATGAAGCGATTATTAGCGGGAAGGTTAAGGCGGGGCTTTGGATTAAACTTATATATTCAATCCTGGTCCGAGGAATTGACGACGGCACCTATATATTCGATGCTCGCAAGGCGAATAAAGCTATAAAGTTTATCGAAAACTTCTGCCGGCATTCCGAAGGGAGAAGCGACTTATTAAAACTGGAACTCTGGCAAAAAGCCATAGTTTCCGCGATTTTCGGAATACTTGACCATAGCGGCTATCGGCAATTTCGTGAAGTCTTTATCGTAGTAGCCCGCAAGAACGGCAAGACACTGTTTGCGGCAGCCATCATCGCATATATGGCATACGTTGACGGAGAGTACGGAGCGAAAATCTACTGCCTGGCGCCCAAGTTAGAGCAGGCCGACCTGGTATACGACGCATTCTACCAAATAGTCCAAGGTGACGACGAACTTGGCGAAGAAGGCTTCACTAAAAAGCGGAGATCCGACATATACATCCGGGAGCTAAACACGAGCATTAGACGGTTGGCATTCAACTCTAAAAAGTCTGACGGCTTTAACCCGCACCTGGCCGTTTGTGATGAGATTGAAGCGTGGCCCGGAGATACCGGACTAAAGCAATACGAGGTTATGAAGTCCGCGCTCGGCGCCCGAAAACAACCGCTTATTTTAAGCATTTCAACAGCCGGATATATTAACGACGGCATTTTCGACGAGCTTATAAAAAGAGCCACTGCCTTCCTAAAAGGCCGCAGTGAAGAGATGAGGCTTTTGCCGTTTTTATATATGATTGACGACCCTGAAAAGTGGGACGACATGGACGAAATTGCAAAAGCGAACCCAAACTTAAATGTGTCGGTCACAGAAGACTTTTACCGGGAAGAAATTAAAATTGCACGCATTTCACTGTCAAAAAAGGCCGAATTTCTTTGCAAATATTGCAATAAAAAGCAAAATTCATCGGTTGCGTGGCTCGAACACGACGATATAGCGGCAGTTGGCGGGAAGAAGTTATCAATCGAAGATTTTAGAGGAGCATACGTTGTTGGCGGAATAGACTTGTCGCGCACAACAGACTTGACAGCAGCCGCCATAGTCGTTGAAAAACACGGTATTTTGTACTTTTTTGTTCAATTTTTTATGCCAAAAGAAAGCTTTGAAAAGGCTTGCGAAGAGGATCCGAGCACAAAATACAGGATTCACCTGGAAAACGGGCTTATAACTTTATCAGGCGAGCACACGGTAGACTATCGGGATGTTCACAGGTGGTTTGACATGCTTCGCAAGACGATGAATATAAAGCCCTTAAAAATCGGATACGACCGTTACAGCGCCCAATACTTGATACAAGACATGAGCGAAGCGGGATATCACATGGACGACGTATTTCAAGGAACGAACTTATCACCGATATTAACCGAGCTTGAAGGATTAATAAAAGACAAAAGCGTGGAACTTGGAGAAAACGATCTGCTTAAGGCGCACTTTCTAAATGTGGCAGTGCAAATAAACATCGGAGACGGCAGGATGCGGCCGGTTAAGATAGAGCCGAGAATGAAGATAGACGGGTTTATGGCAGTTATAGACGCACTAACGGTAAGAAGTAAGTACCACAACGAAATAGGCCGCAGGCTTAAAAATACGCATATATGGAAGGAATAACATGAGCTTTTTAGATAGGTTCAAGTGGCGCAAAGAGCGACGGGCGCAAATATTTTTCCGCGGCAACACGGAATACAGCCCGGGCGGGTCTCTCAGAGAAAACGAGATTGTGGGAGCTGTTGCAAACACAATCGCGTCAAACGTAGGCAAGCTTATGCCGCAAGTGATCCGCAAAAACTCCGAAGGCACAGTAATTAAAAATGACGGACTGGCAAGGCTTATTAATACAAGGCCCTGCCCGGAAGCCTCAACTTATGACTTCTTATATCGCATAGCAAGCGATCTGATTTACAACAGCAACGCCTTCGCGATCATCTTTTACAACGATGATTTTACAGCCGTGGAGAGGATCCAGCCCGTGACCGTCAGAAATCATAAGATTTTTGAAGAGGACGGAGCCACTTTCTTTCGATTTATTTGGGATTATGACGATACAGAATATACCGTGCCTTATCAATTTGTCATTCATATTAAGGGCAGATATAACCGCAAGCGGTTCTTAGGGTCCGCACCGGACAGCGAAATACAAAGCTCATTAGATCTATTGGATGTCACCTACTCCGGAATTAAAGCGGCCATAAAGAACTCGGCATCCTTGCGCGGCTACCTAAAATATAACAACTTTATCGACGAAGAGGAGCTCAAGGAAAAGGTTCAAGAGTTCAGGGACGCTTATATGACCGCAGAAAATGACGGCGGCATAGCGGGTCTTGACAATGAGCTCGATTTTAAAGAAATCACACAGCAGCCCCGGCAAATTCCGACCGCACAGGTCAATTTCTTTAGGGAAAACATTTATCGATATTACAACATTAATGAGAAGATCCTTAATTCGACTTACACGGAAGCGGAATGGAACAGCTTTTACGAAGCGGTCATTGAGCCCATCGCAATTCAATTGTCGCTCGAATTTACCTTTAAGCTTTTTACGGACCGGGAACGCGGATTCGGAAACAAAATTATATTCACAACAAACCGCATACAGTACGCTACGCTTCAAACCAGGGCAACCGTAGGCGCCGCCTTATTTGACCGGGGCGCCATAACGCTCAACGAGTACAGGGAGCTTCTGTATATGCCGACAATAGAAGACGGAGACGTGAGGATGGTGTCGCTTAATTACGTTAAAGTGGAAGACCAAACGCTATATCAAACGGGGAAAGAGAGTAAAAAGGAGTGAGCAAATGAATATTTTAAACAGTAGAGGCCCTGCAACCGCAAAGACAAAAGACAACTTAAAAGAGCTGCTAAGTGTTAAAAACAGCAGCATGACAAGCGCCGACTTGTACATTTACGGGGAAATCGTTTCAAGCAGCTGGGCAACGTGGGACGATGAGGATAAGTACCCGGAAGAAATAAGGGAGTTTTTAAAAGAGCAGGAAGGCAAGGACCTGAACATTTACATCAACAGTCCGGGCGGGTCGGTTTATGCCGGCATGGCAATCTATAATATGCTAAAGAGGCACCGGGGTCGCAAGATTGTGCGCGTTGACGGCGTAGCGGCTTCAATTGCATCGGTCATAGCATTTGCAGGCGATGAAATTATAGTGCCCAAAAACGCATTTCTGATGATCCACAAACCTTGGACGGCGGCAGCCGGCAATTCTACCGAGTTTAGGAAGATCGCCGACGACCTTGATGCCATCGAAAAGGGCATTATAAGCGTTTACAAAGAAAACCTTGCCGAAGGCGTGAACATTGAAGATATTAAACAGCTTGTCGAAGAGGAAACATGGCTTAACGGAGACGAAGCCGCTAAACACTTTAATATTCAAGTGACCGAGGAGCAACGGTATGCCGCAAGCGCTAAGGACCTTGAATTTATGGCACGCTTTAAAAATGTGCCCAAAAAAGTCATTGAGACCGCGCAAGTGGCTGATGAATACACGGAAAACGAAAAGACCGTGGAAAAAATTAAACGCGTCTACATTGACGCAATCACGAAAGGGGAAACATTATGACTCTCAAGGAACTGAAAGCCCGCTTACGCGCTATAAATGCCGAAGCGGCAGCCACCAAAGAGGGAGACAAAGAGACCCTCGACAAGCTCTTAGGCGAAGCGGAAGAAATCCAAAACAAAATTGCCGAAGCGGAAGCCCGCGCGAGGTTGCAAGCGGCTGCCGACGGCGCAGGCGAAGAGGATCCTGCTGAAGGCGAACCGGGTGAAGCCGGTCAAGATCCCGAAAACAAGGCATCAAAACGCGGCAAGGCCCTTATGGCCGGCGCAGCGGTCATGCGCAGGTTTGAGGTTAAAAACACTCTCACTTCGAGCCAAACCGTGCTCAGAAAGCACAACGCCGAAGACGTGAAAGAGACTTTTAACGAAGTTTCAAGCCTTGTTGACCGCGTAAAGGTAATCCCGCTCATTGGCGGCGAATCCTACAAGCGCGGCTTCATTAAAGGATACGGCACAGGCGGCTACACGGACGAGGGGGCAAACTACACGGCAGCGGAGCCGGTGTTCGGTTATGCCGAAATGGTTAAGGCTAAAATCACAGCCTACTGCGAAGAGCCCGAAGAGATTACAAAACTCGCTCCGGCAGAGTACGACCGAGTAATCGGCAGCTCAACGGAAGTAGCCATCAAAAAATATTTATCAAAACAAATCCTTGTCGGCGCCGGCGGAACCGGGAAGCTCTATGGTATCTTTCATAATCCCGCAAACGCGGACGATGACATCATTGACCGTAACACCGACCTTGAATTTACCGAGATTGACAAAGACACCCTCGACAACATCATTTACGCCTTCGGCGGCGACGAAGATGTTGAAAATGTTGCCGTATTGATCCTCAATAAAGCGGACCTTAAGAAGTTTGCGACTTTAAGACTTACTGATGGCACCAAGGCATATGACGTAGTCAACCGCGGAAATACCGGCACGATTGACGGAGTTCCGTATCTCATTAACTCCGCCTGCGCCGCAATAAGCGCAGCCGCAACCGGTGTCGGAGAATACTGCATGGCCTACGGACCCCTGTCAAACTACGAGTTGCCCATCTTCTCAGACATGGAAGTCAAGCGCTCGAACGAATATAAGTTTAAGCAGGGCCAAATCGCACACAGGGCCGATATCTATGCCGGCGGGAACGTAGCGGCTTATAACGGATTCCTGCGTGTCAAAAAAAAAATAGTTGACAGTGACAGCGTTGTCGGCAACGAATTGACAGTCACTTCCGCAGCCGGCACGACTTCCGGCAAGACCGCAATAACGGTAACACCCGCGCTGTCCGCCGGCAGGACTTATAAGTATAAGACCGCCGCAACCTTAACCGCTCCGGCTGTAGGCACGAAGGTAACCGGCTACACAGCCTGGAACGGAACCGCAGAAATAGCGGCAACAACCGGCCACAAGATCGTAATTGTCGAAGTTGACAAAAACGACTACTGCACTGCTGCCGGCTCCGCAACAGTTACCGCGGCCGAATAAGACAAGGGGGACTCAAAATGGCAACACAAGCGCTTTTAAACGCGGCCAAGATACGCGTCAGAAAAACTTCATCAAACGTACTCGACTCCGACATTGAACAGCTTATTGATGTTGCCGTAGCGGACCTTAAGCGGATCGGCGTAGCCGAAGAATATCTTAACGACTGCGCCGATCCTTTAATCAAAGAGGCCGTTTTGACTTATGTAAACGCAAACTTCGGAGCCAACCCGGACCGCGAGAGGCTCATGGTAATATACGACATGATAATCATGAAGATTAAAGGGGGCCGCTACCGTGGAAGACGTGTCGATTAAACTTATATCTCAACTGGACGAATGCACGGAAGAGCACCTTGAAGTTTTTGCAACAATCGAGTCTGCCGGACAAGAAGAGTTTTTTAAAGCGGCCCAAAGCGGGTTTAAGTCAAAATATAAAGTGTCTTTGTGGCAAAGCGATTACGAGGGCCAAAGCATTGCGTCCGTCCGGGGTGAAAGGCTCTCGATATATCGCACATATGAGAGAAGAGACCAAAAAGTGGAGCTCTACTTAGGCAAGAAGGCGGGTGTCTTTGAGTGAAGGTAGAAGTTGATGACTTTTCAAAGGCGCTGGCGGATGCTTTAAGCGAATACACCAAAGACATTGCCGACGGAGTAAAGGCGGCGGTTGACGAAGCCGGGAAAGAGCTGCTAATAGATATACGCGCCGCAGCGCCGGTGCGACTCGGCAAATATAAAAAAGCGATGTCAATTAAAACCGTTCGCGATGACAACTACGAAAAGAAAATCACCTGGTACGTAAAACCCCCGCACTACAGGCTTACACACTTACTCGAGCACGGGCACGCTAAAAGAGGTGGAGGCAGAGTTAAGGCATACCCACACATTTTTGAAAACGCCGATGCCGCAATAGCAAGGTTTGAAGCAAGGGTTAAAGAGGTGATCGAAAATGGCGGTTGACAAAAAAATTGAAGCGCTGCTTGCGCCGGTTAAAATTCCGATTGCCTACCGGGCCTTTCGGCCTTATAAAAATAAACCGGTGCCGAATCCGCCTTACCTGATCTACTTAATAGAACATGAAGCGGCCTACGGCGCGGACTACAAAAACCTTGTCAAAGAAAAAAACGTGCGCGTTGAGCTTTACGCAGATAAAAAAGAGTTAAAACTTGAAGAGAAGGTTGAACAAGCGCTATCGGCTTACGACCACGACAAGTACGAAGACTTCATTGAAAGTGAAGCAATGTATATGACAGCATACGAATTTACAGTTTTTGAGAAAGTTAGGAGGAACAGCAATGGCAAATGAAAATAACACCGAAAGCATCGTGCTCGGGTCCGGGAAACTATATTACACAGAGCACACCGGAAGCATTCCCACAGACAGCGACATCGAGAAAGACGAAAATCTGCTCGGCCTCATTGCCGGGGGCGCAACTTTGGACTATAAACCGGAGTTTTACACCGCCGAAGATGACTTGGGCCTTATTCAAAAAACAGTTGTGACAAAGGAAGAGGTAACACTCAAGTCCGGAATTATAACCTGGAACGGAAATACCTTGGCAACCCTGTCTTCCACGGCAAGAGTCACAGAAGCCGGCGGGAAGAGGACGGTTAAGATCGGCGGCCGAAAAAACGACAATGGGAAAAACTACGTGCTGCGCTTCGTTCACGAAGATGCCGAAGACGGCGATGTCAGGGTAACAATTGTCGGAAAAAACCAAGCGGGCTTCTCCCTTGCCTTCTTGAAGGACAAAGAAACGACCGTTGACGCCGAGTTTAAGGCGAAACCACACGACACCGATGGCACTCTTGTAATTTTTGAAGAGAGCCCCGCCAAAACCACGACAGAGACTCCGGGCGAAACACCACCCGAAACACCACCCGAAACTCCACCGAACGAATAAGGAGATAAAAAATGCTCGACTATACGCAGAGAGAGAAGAAGTTTTTGACTGTAAAATTAGCGGACGGCAGGCTGCTTTTACTGTCGCCGCCTAAAAAAAGCCTTTACACGACACTTTCAAAAATGGAAAAGGCTATCGGTGAGACGGACGACTACGAGGCTATCTTCGAAGACGTCGCATCTTTAACCGCACTGATCCTGTCAAATAACAAGGAGCGAGAAGTCATAACGGCGGCAGAAGTAGAAGAGATGATGGACTTCGACGACATGTTTTATTTAGTTTCCGGATATTCTGTCTTTGCGGGAGAGGTCATAGCTAACCCAAACTAAAAATACCACGTCGTCCGGATTCCGGGGACGACGTGGTTCTTGAATACGAGGTTTACACCTTCCCGGAAAAACTTGTGGCCGACTATGCGAATATAAGCCTGCTCGATGTAGAAGAACTGGAAATAGACATCTACTTACTATATCTGCGAGATGCCTTTATTTATAAACACAGCAAAACCGAGGAAGGGCGCAAGTATTTGAATGACTGCTGGCGCTTTTCGCAGACCAAGCCGGACAAAAAAGCGCTTAGAGAGAAATACGGTAAGAACGGAGGGGCATAATTGGCAAAGACAAACTTTAAAGGCATCACAATTGATATCGGCGGAAACACCGCTCCTCTTGACAGGGCGCTCTCGGAAGTCAAAACTCAAAGTAAAAACTTACAAGCGGAGCTAAAGGCGGTTAACACGCTCTTAAAGCTGGATCCGACAAACACAGAGGCGGTGGCACAAAAACAAAAGCTTTTAGCGGAAGCGGTAGAAAGCGCCCGGGAACGCTTAAAGCGGCTCAAAGACGCGCAGGCCGAAGTTGAGGAACAATTTAGGTCCGGCAAGATGGGCGAGGATGAATACCGTGAATTCAGAAAAGAATTAAACTATGCCGAAGCGGACCTTAAAAAAGCCGAAAACGCAGTGGCGGCTTTTGCGGAAGAAGCGAAAGATGCGGGCGAAGAATCCAAAGACGCAGGCAACGAAACCGAAAAGGCCGGCAAAAAAGCAAAGAAATCAGGCGAAGACGCAAAAGAAGGCGGCGGCGGTTGGAGTAAGTTTGGAGAACTCGCTGCCGGCGCAGGGAAGATCGCACTCGGCGCAGTGACCACAGTGTCGGTTGCGGCTGGAGCCGCATCCGTAAAAATGGCGAAAGAGGTCATAGGAGCCTACGCAGACTATGAGCAGCTCGTAGGCGGTGTTGACACGCTTTTTAAGGACCATTCTCAAAAGCTACAAGGGTATGCTGCAAACGCTTATAAAACAGCGGGGCTTTCCGCCAACAATTACATGGAAACGGTCACATCTTTTTCCGCATCCCTCATAGCGTCACTCGACGGCGACACGGAAAAGGCCGTCGACTATGCGAATATGGCCATTACAGATATGGCCGACAACGCAAATAAGATGGGCACGGACATATCCTCAATTCAAAGCGCATATCAGGGCTTCGCAAAACAAAACTACACCATGCTCGACAACCTTAAAATCGGCTACGGGGGGACTAAAAGCGAAATGGAGCGGCTCTTAGCCGATGCCGAAAAGATATCCGGCATAAAGTACGACGTGTCTTCTTATGCGGATATTGTTGACGCCATCCATGTAGTTCAAACGGAATTGGGCATAACCGGCACGACCGCACTTGAAGCGGAAGACACAATTAGCGGCTCTATTAATTCACTTAAAGGCGCTGTGCAAAACCTAATGGTTGGTTTCGGAGACGCAAATGCGGATATGACTTTACTCACGAAAAACCTTGCAAGCGCTTTCAAAGATGTTGTTAAAAACATTGTGCCGGTACTTAAAAATATAGTAGCGGCTCTTCCGGAAGCGATTGACGAGCTCGTTAATGCAATTGGAGAGATATTGCCAATCTTATTAGAAGGCGCTGTGGGCGTGTTCTCCAAACTACTCGAAACAATCATAAGCCTATTACCGAATCTCATACCGGTAGTCATATCGGCAGCTTTAATGATAGTCGAGACTATTATTAACAACCTGCCGCTTATACTTGATGCCGGAATAAAAATCATCCTTGCACTCGTTGACGGAGTAGTTCAAGCGCTCCCGACTATTATTAAAGCCATAGTTGAAATTATTCCAAAACTGATTCTGGCTATAACAGACAACCTGCCACTTATCATTAAAGCGGGAATAGACCTGCTCATAGCGCTCGTTGACGGTCTCATCGAGGCAATACCACAACTGCTTGATGCTATTCCGGTTATCATAGAGTCCTTGATAAGCGCAGTGCTGGAAGCGATCCCGCTGTTAATAGATGCCGGGATAAAGCTTTTCACGGCATTGGTTGAAGCCCTTCCGGTTATCATCGCGAAGATAGTGGAAGTGCTGCCGCAAATAATCACAAGCATTATAACTGCTCTAATGAATAATATTCCCGCACTAATCGAAGCGGGCATTAAGCTATTTTTAGCACTAATAACCGCAATGCCGACAATAATTATTGAGATCGTAGCGGCCATCCCAAAAATCGTGCAAGGCCTGGTAAACGGCATAACGGCCTCGATTCCCAGAATAGTTGAAGCAGGTAAACAGTTGCTTACATCATTGCCGGAAAAGCTGCCCGAAATTATTACTCATATCAAAAACAAGCTCGGAGAACTGCTCGGAAAAGTCAAAGAAACTATCGTAAACTTCGTGCCGCAAATGGTATCAGCCGGAAAGGATCTTATCAAAGGGATCTGGAACGGCATGTCAGATGCAGGTGAATGGCTCTGGGGTAAAATAAAAGGGCTTTTCGACGGAGTAATGACAAAAATTAAAGACCGTATGGGCATCAAGTCTCCATCAACCGTCTTCCGAGACGAGATCGGAAAAAACTTAGTAAAGGGCATTGGCATCGGCGTGGACGTTGAAACTCCGAACCTTAAAGATAACCTTGAGGAAAACTTGAGCAATGTGACGGCCGGCCTTAAATCAACCTTGGCCATTGAAACTGCGGCCGCAAGTATAAACTTGAACGCGTCGCCGGCATCGACGGTGGGACTCGGTGGGATAACTTTTCATATAGAAAGGTTTATTAATAACACGGAAAAAGACATGCGGCAGCTTGTTGAGGAAGCAATGGAAGTAGCCGAAGAATTTAGCAGAAGGCGCGGGGGTGTATTTGGATGAGCTTTAATTTAAATCAATTTACATACGCCGGCCGCCGCTCGTTTGATGACTACAACATGATTATTACCGAAACCCCGGAGAATGTCGGAGCGGAAAAAGACATAAGCTTTAAAAGCGTGCCGGGAAGAAGTGGAGACGTAATTATCGACAACGGCAGGTATTTTAACATAGAAAAAAAATACGAAGTGACGGTCATTGCCGAAGATTTTGAGATGCCGCTTTTAGCCAAAAAGATTAATCATTGGCTAAACAGCGTCGACGGCTATGCGGTTTTAAGCGACACATACGACCCGCTCTACTATCGCCTCGCGCGATACGTCGGAAAAGTCAACATCGAAGACAAACTGCGCATCATAGGATCCACGACACTTAAATTCAACTGCAAACCCTTCAAATACAGTTTTGAGGGCCAAAAGCTTATAAGTGTGGCAAAAGAGGATGCTCTTATCAACCCCGAAGGCCTAAGCAGCCTGCCGGAGATTAAAATAAGCGGGACCGGCAATGTCACGCTTTATATTAATAATGCATCTTATCTCATCGAAGGCATTGACGGGCACATCGAAATTATTGGAGATCCCTTTCTTGCTCGAAAGGGCACAGAGCTTCAAAACGACAAAATTATGTTCCCGGACCCGCCGATACTGGCCCCGGGCGAAAACATAATCACTTGGACGGGAGATGTAACAGCCCTTGAAATAAAGCCCGGGTGGTGCTCTCTATGATTCCTATTTTATACAAATCCACCGAAAAAGATTTTCGTCACAACGGCATCGGGCCGCTCATTGACGTAATAAAGTGTGATGTGGACGAGCGCAGGAACGGAAGCTTTGAGGTAGAGCTTCAATACCCGATAGCCGGATCCATGTGCGAAGAAATTAAAGAAGATTGCATTATAAAAACAAAATCAAACGACAGCAGCGCTCTGCAACTCTTTCGCATATATAAATCATCAAAACCGATTAACGGGATTATTACTTATTACGGGGAGCATATATCTTACGTTTTAAACGGGATCCCCATCGAGTCTTTAACGATTAAGAACGCTGCGGCGCAAACGGCCCTATCAAACATTTTAGCGGCCGGGCTTTACGAGCATGACTTTACAGCTCAAAGCGACATCGACACGCTTAATTCTACCAACCTGGAGCTAACGTCAATACGGGGAGCCTTCGGAGGTACACAAGGATCTATACTCGATGTGTGGGGCGGAGAGTTCGAGTTTGACAACTTTACAGTCAAACTACATCGCAACCGCGGGAAAAATAAAGGAATCCGCATAAATTACGGGAAAAATCTGACAGATATAAAGCAAGAGAAAAATATATCTTCAACATACACAGCCCTCTTCCCTTACGCAAAATACACGATCATAGGGGAAGAAGGAGAATCGGACGAAGAAGTAACCGTCACTCTTACAGAAAAAGTCATAGAAAGCCCTAACGGCGTGAACTATGCCCACGCCAAAGTTTTAATGATGGACTTCACGGAAAGATTCCAAGAAGGCGAAGTTATCACGGAAGCGGCCCTGCGCAGTAAGGCAAACAGCTGGGCACTAAGCAGCGGTTATGACATGCCGAATGTAAATATAACTGTCTCCTTCATAAACCTATACGAATCGCCGGAGTACAGTGAATATAAAATATTAGAGCGAGTAGGGCTCTGCGACACTGTTACAGTTCAATTCCCGGCATTAGGTGTGGACGTTGAGGCTAAGGTTATAAGGACCGTTTACGATTCTATTAACGAGCAATATAAATTTATAGAAATCGGAAGCGTTAAATCGAGCTTTGCGGACACGGTTAGGCAGAACACTAATAATATCGAGGCCGTAAAGCACGAGATTAAAACGCAAGCCACGGCGGCAAATGTAAGACTTATAGCAGCTATAGAAAAAGCAACGGCGGCAATAACCGGCCAAAGCGGCGGATACGTTGTTTTGAACCCTTCAAACAACCCGCAAGAGATCCTAATAATAGATGAGCCGGATATAGACACGGCAGTCAACGTGTGGAGATGGAACAGCGCAGGCCTCGGGTATTCCTCTAACGGTTATAGCGGGCCCTACGCCCTGGCAATAACGGCAGACGGCGCGATCGTAGCGGACTTCATCACAGCCGGAACGCTTAAAGGAGAATTACTTGAAGCGGACAGCGTGAGGGCCAATGCTATATCGCAAGGATATAAAGCGGAGATCACTAACGAGATAACCGGAGCGGTTAACACAATTGAACAGGCTTTTGTGGCCGCGGACGAGCAACTATTGAGCATGATCCAAACCGTGACGGAAACTTTAAACGACGGGCAATCGCAAACGGAAGCTCAAATATCAAGCATTATTCAAACCATAGAAGGATTAAGCCTAAGCTTCACCAATCAATACACCGGCGGAATAAACTGTGTGCTTAACTCTTCCGGCTTAAACGGTGTGTCAAATGACTGGGAGTACACGGGCAGCGTGCAAGCATTAGAAGACTCCGACACTAAAAACAACACGCTTGCCGGATCCTGCTTCTGGATTAATAACGGAACTCTGTCACAGACTGTTAACACCATAAGCGGCTCGGCCTATACAGTTACATTCAGAACAAAAAAAGGCGCGGTTCGCGCCTGGGTGAAAATCAAAGCGGGCGGCACAGAAGTAGAGGTCATTAACACGATAAACGCGCAAGACTGGACGGAAAACACTTTAACGTTCATAGCGCCGTCAAATACCTTAACGCTGGAAGCGTACTCGCAAGGCAGCTATCTATACATTGGCGACATTATGCTGGCAGAAGGCGAACATAAGCAACGCTGGCAACCTGCTCCGAACGAGATCTATACGACAGATGTAAAAATCGACCGCAGAGGAATACATATAATAAACACAGAAAGCGAAACAAGCACGATTATAAATAATGTAGAGTTCGCAGTTTTACATAAAGGTTCAAAAGTTATAACCGTTAACAAAGACACAACTATTTTAAAGAAAACGGAAATCCAAGAGGAAATGACCGTGGGTAAGCTTAAAATCTTCCCGGTTGCCGACGGAGTGGACGAAATAGTATTAGACTAAAGGCGGTGAGCAAATGACTATCTGGTGGAACACTACATCCTATGCGGGGCGATACCTGCAATTATATATAGAAGAGACAGTCAATGTAATAAACAACACATCGACGCTAAACTGGAAACTCTCATCAATAGGCGGATCGGACCTATACTACACGATAGCGCCAACAACCGTAAAAATAAACGGAACGCAAGTTTATTATAAAAACACAACTTCTTGGAGCACGAAAGAGTTTCCGGCAGCAAAAGGCAGCGTCACGGGCTCAATAACAATTCCGCACAATTCCGACGGCACAAAAACAATAGCGGTTAGCTTTACAACCCGGGTCTATTACTCGACCGTCGAAGAATACGGCGGGAGTATGACGCTAACTAACATAGACAGGACGCCGCCGGTCTTAACATTATCAACTTCGGAAGTGACGGCCGGATCCGTAAAAATAAGCGTGTCGTCATCAACGACCTGCGACCTTTGGGATTATACACTGGACAACTGGTCAACGTTCACTCAGTACTCAAGCACGGCCGGAGTAAGTAATACTTACACAATTAGCGGGCTTAATCCCAACACAACCTACAATGTGATTATAAGGGCTCGCAAAAAAAGCAACCGCGTCGTAGGATGGTCCTCGGCAAAGAGCTTTAAAACCCTCGGAGGCTCTCTTTTGAATAGCGTTGACACCGTAACGGCCGATGCCGTAACCGTGAATATATCCACAAACATGACAGTTTACAGCGCGGCCTATACACATGAACTCGCAATTAAACACGGAGACACAACAGTCTTAACCATTACAGGGATAACAAAAAGCAGCGGCACCGGGGCGAAGACGATAACGCTAACATCTGCACAGCGGACCACATTGTTAAACTACATGTCGGCGATGAAGAGCTTTAGCGGAAAGTTTGTCCTCACAACCAAAAGCGGCAGCACGGTTATAGGCACTTCGGCAACCATAACGGCCACTGTTCAGACCACAGAAGCAAATTCCGCCCCAACGTTTTCAAACGCTGCCGGCTTTACTTATCAAGACACAAACAGCACAGTCACGGCCGTTACCGGAAGCGATCAGGCGATAGTTGAGGCGCTCTCAACACTCAAAGTCACGGCCTACGCCGGAACGGCGAAAAACGGAGCGACTATATCACAATATGAAGCGAATATAAACGGGACCACAATAAAATCAAGCGGGACAACCTTAACCGTCGGGCCGGTAAACACTTCCGGCAACACTACCTTAACCGTAAAAATTATCGACAGTCGCGGATATTCCGCTCAAGTTTCAAAAACAATAGCGGTCGCAGCTTATAAAAAAGCAGAAATCACGGACGTTATAATGCGACGCGTTAACGAGGTTGAGGCCCAAACTCAAGTTAACATTAGCGCATCGATATCAAAATTAATGGTTAGCGGGACAAATAAAAACGCATTCCAAAGTTTAAGCTACCGCTATAAAAAAACAAGCGCTTCATCGTTCAACGCATACACAACGATAAGCGGAGTAACTGTCGGAGAATACGGCATAAGTTATATTAACAGTGAGTTTATAACCCTTGATGCAAATTATTCATACGACGTGCAATTCAAGGTAATCGACAAACTGTCAACACACATCATAGCCGTCACACTCGCAGCCGGAACACCGCTTTTAGCCAAGAGGACCCGAAAGCTTGGGATAAATAACAGAAACCCACAGCACGCCCTCGATGTAGTAGGCGATATAGCGATGAACGGAGTGAAGCTGGTAGATCTTTTCTACCCGGTAGGAGCCATATACACACACCATGCGGGCTCGCTGCCGGCAGCGATAAACTCAATAGGCACATGGCAAAGTATACCATCGCCGTTTGACGGCGGATTTTCTTGGAAACGAATAAGTTAATAGGGGGAACAAAAATGGAGTACATTAAAGAAATCACAGTAGAACTCTCAGGCGAAATGTATTTTGACTATATCACGGCGGTTCAAGGTGATTTGAAGTCAAGATATGTAAAAGTCAACTTACTTGAGAATGGACAGCCATATGAAATACCGGAAGACACGAAGGCGGTCTTGAGATGTAAAAAGCCGGACCACAACCACGTCTTTAACGACGCTGTAATCGAGGAGAGCGCAGTAATCGGAGAACTTACCGCTCAAATGCTCGCAGTCCCCGGGAACGCACGCTGCGAAATAAGCCTCTACAGCACAGTTGATGAAAGCGTCTTAACTACCGTTCCATTCATCGTAAAGGTAACGGCCGCCGCTGTAGATCCAAACGTTACGAGCACAAACGAATACACCGCGCTTGCCTCAGCTCTACTTAAAGTCGAAGCTGTTAGCGGGATAAGTGATGCAGCACTTGAGACGGCCACAGAAGCCCTTGAAATGATAAACGAAATCGAAGAAGCGATAGGAGAGCACACGGCCGCAGCCGATGCCGCAGCAGACCGAGCAAATTTAGCGGCAGAGCAAGCGGAAGCGGTCGTTGAAGATGCCGGCAAATTAGTGACACGCTACGGCGTGCGCTTCGGCGGCAACTCAAACACCGGGGCGACGGTCACAAGACTGTATAACGCAGTAGGGCTCGTCGCGAACGTAGGGACGGACTCCGAAACAGCTGTGAACGACTTCGATAATATATATCCGTGGGCAGGCAGACGCCGTTGTTGCGGATATTTTGACGAAAACGGGATCTTCGTGGTTAACGCTTATAAAGGCGAGCCCGGCTACACCACAGACGGATCCAACGGAGAAGTGTGGGTAGAAACGCCCTTATTTTACTATAAACACACATACGGAGACGACGGCAGTGAAGAAATTGTCATATCCTCTTACGCACTGGCCGGCTATTCCCCGGCCCCTATGTTTATAAAGCAAGACGGCAGCATCGCAAACAAAGCGTACACAGCCGCTTACAGGATGGCCATTATAGACGGGAAAGCAACTTCAAGAAGCGGAGTGTTCCCAACAATTCATTCGCTCAATACAGCAATTACCGATGCGAGAACACTCGGGAACGACTATACAGTCACAACTGCGGCCGAACATTATTCAAAATGCTTATTAATGTGGGTAGAGTTTGCAACTCGTAATATGCAAAGCGTAATGACCGGCGCATCGAGCATGCCATATGTGGCAAGCGATAAAGCTGTATTCACGGAAGCAGATACAAATAGAGTAATTTTGCCGAACGACAAAGCGGACAGATTTGTTTTAGGTCAAACGATCATCATCGGGAAAACGATCGGGACGTCGGGCGTAGCTAACAATAGAGTTGTATTAAACATTGAAAAATACGATGAAGACAACAAGGCAATTATTTTTGACGGAGACGCAGTCAACATTACCGCAAATGACATAATAGCGTCATCTGCCTGGAAAACGGGCTCATGCGACGGAGTGCTTTCAAGTAGTGGATCAAGAGTTTCAAACACATCAAGTAAATACGACTGCATGTATCGAGGAGAGGAAGGGGCCTACTCAGGAGGCTATGAATTTATATCGGACGTCTTAATTAAACAAGTTGGCGGGGGAGAAGGTGTGCCGCTCGAATACGAAGTATATCACCTGCCGGACCCGCGTAAATACAACGCAGGCACAATAACGGACGACTATATTAAACTTAACTATCAACTTCCACTAACTGAAGGATATCCAGTTAAATTAGGTAAAGACACGAGATACCCCGGCGTAAGACTTCCGGAAACGATAGGGGCCACGTCAACTACGAGATATAGCGATTATTACTATAAGCCGGGCACAGCCACGGTGTGCGCGGCTCGTTTCGGCGGCTATTGGTTTTCTGGAGCTCATGCCGGCCCCACGTGCTGGATTTGTACTTACTCGCCGTCTTATGTGTCTCTGAATTGTCGCGCCCGTCTTTCTAAAACCCGCTAAAACGGGGGACCGGGGGCGGTCAGCCCCCGCAGGGATTTGAAATGCTGTGCGCGGCTCGTTTCGGCGGCTATTGGAATAATGGAGCTAATGCCGGCCCCACGTGCTGGAATTGTAATAACTCGCCGTCTAATGTGAATCTGAATTATCGCGCCCGTCTTTCTATAATATTATGCATTTCACTTTCCATACCGCTTGGTAAAAATAAATCGCTACGGTCGGGGTTAGTAAATAATTGAAAGCCCTGAAGATTAAGAAAGAAAAAAGAAAATGAAAAGAACCGGACATTTATACGAAAAAATATGCGACATAGAAAACATAACACTGGCCATAGAAAACGCTTCGCGAGGAAAACGCAAACGAAATATAGTTAAGAAATCACTTAAAAACAAAGAAGCGGCCGCGAAAGAAGTTAGAAGAATACTTTTAGAAAAAGCATACGAGCCTGCAATATATCGAGAAAAGACAATAAAAGACGCATCGAACAAGAAAGAGCGAAAAATATTTTGTCCAAAATTTTATCCGGACCAAATAATCCACTGGGCCCTTATGCAGGTAACACAGCCGATAATCATGAAAGGCATGTACGAATTTAATTGCGGATGCATTCCGGGACGAGGCGTCCACTATGGAAAAAGATATATAGAACGCTGGCTCCGCCGCGATAAAAAGAACACAAAATACTGTCTAAAGCTCGACATTGAAAAATACTACCCAAGTATAAACAAAGAAGTTTTAAAGCATCAATTTGAAAGAAAAATTAAAGATAAAGAAACCTTATGGCTTATAAATAAAGTCATAGACAGCCATAGTGAGGGCCTTCCGATAGGCAACTACACATCACAATGGTGGGCAAATTTTTATTTACAGGACCTTGATCATTTTATAAAAGAAGAGCTCCGGATTAAATATTATATCCGATACATGGACGACATGGTGCTTTTAGGCAGTAATAAGAAAAAACTGCATAAAGCAAGAGAATTAATTGCGAAAGAAATTGAGCCGCTCGGCTTAAAAATAAAAGGAAACTGGCAAGTATTTCAAATTAACTCGCGCCCGCTCGACTTTCTCGGGTTTAAGTTCCACAGAACACACACAACTCTTAGGAAAAGAAACGCATTAAAAATTAAGCGAAGAGCAAAGAGAATAACTAAGCGAAAACAATGCGAAGCACCGGACGCAAGGGCAATGATAAGCTATTGGGGCTGGATAAAGCATAGTAATTCTTATAAGTTTTACAAAAAGAACATCTGCCCACACATAGATATTAAAAAGATGAAAGGGGTAATAAGGAATGAAAGCAGAAAGCAAAACGAGACCCGAAGCTCTTTCGGTTGAGGAGTGCGCAGGGGGAATATCAGAGATAGTATTTTGCGAAAACATCTCAGAAGAAGAGAGAAACGGAGAACTCGTATATAAATACGAAGAACATCGCACGGCTGTGCCGACGAGGCCGAACCTATTAGCCGCTGTAAAAAAATCAAAAGCGGCCTGGTTAGCCCGGGCCATCGTCGAAACGGCGGACGCCGAGATGCCAAAAGCGTCGCTTGGAGAACAAATACTCTCCCTTCAACACGAAAATATGAAACTCAAAGAGGAAAACGAGGTCATCGGCGCAGCGCTCGAAGAAGTTATATCTTTAATGCTTGGAGGCGACTTAAATGATTAGATTCTACACGATGAGAATAATAGAAAAAAAAACAACGTTCGATAAAGTTCCCGAACCACTAAAAGCTGCCGTCGCAGCATCCCTTGTAGAGCAAGGATATTCTCATCTTATACAGGAGGCCTAAAATGGAACACATAGCCACAACTATAAGCGCCACAGCCGCCATTTTTGGGATTTTCTTTGGACTCGCAATATTTTTCAGAAACAGACGCACGGATGACTCGCAGGGCGGCAAAAAAGAGGGAACCGTCCTAACGGAGCTCGGATACATTAGAAGTGGGATCGACGATATTAAGCGTAAACAAGAAAAACAGGCAGAACAGCACATCGAAGTCATAACCCGCATAACCGCAGTAGAAGCATCGGCCGCGCAAGCGCATAAGCGCATAGATGCCGTTGAAAGAAGATAAAAAGAAAGGGGAAAGCCATGCACGCATTATTCATAATAATTCCGCTGTACTTCCCACTGCTCGACAAGCTTTTAAACGAATTATTTACATTACTGAAAGGAGCGTTTTAAAATGAAGATTAACTGGAAGCAAAAGTTAACAAGTCGTAAATTCTGGGCCGCCGTCGTAGGATTTGTATCTCCGACAATTATCGCATTCGGCGCGACCGCAGAAACAACCACTCAAGTAATTGCGATTATAATGGCCGGAGCGACATTGATCGCCTACATCGTCGGGGAAGGCCTTGTTGACGCAAGCAGAGAGGAGTAGGTTATGGCAAAAATTTGTCTTGACCCCGGCCACGGCGGATCAGATCCGGGTGCCGTAGCATTTGGTCGGCAGGAATCGGCCGACGTCCTTAAGCTGGCTAAAAAAATACAAACCCTACTTAAAGCGCAGGGTGTCACGGTTGTAATGACACGGGAAACCGACGTTAAAAAAACTATAAAAGAGCGAACAGATCTTGCCAACAAAGAGAAATGCGATTATTTCATATCGCTGCACAGAAACTCTTTCGACAAAGAAAGCGCGAAGGGCGCCGAAGTATGGGTTTACTCAAAATCCAAAGATTTAACACACGCCAAAAAAATCCAAGCAGCCCTTACGGCCTGCGGTTATACAGACCGAGGAGTTAAGTTAGGGGCCCCGTCCTATACGGACTTCGGAGTCAATAGCGGCACCAATATGATATCCTGCCTTGCGGAGGTAGGCTTTATAAGCAATAAGGGCGACAACACGATCTACGACTCAAAGCTCGACACGCTTGCCTTAGAGCTCTCTAAAGCCCTGTGTTACAACATAGGCAAAAACTTTGGCGCACCGCCAAAAAGCGCCGCCGAAGTTGCAAAAGAAGTTTATGCCGGCAAATGGGGCAACTGGCCCGAGAGGGAAAGAGCCTTAACAGCGGCAGGGTATAACTATCAAGAGGTGCAGTCGGAAGTCAATAAACTTGTGGCAGCAGATAAAGCCGCGGCAGAGAAAAGAGCCGCCGAAGAGGCAGCACGCCTTGAAGCGGAAAAAGCCGCAGCAGATAAAAAGGCAGCCGAAGCGGCGGCCCGCCTTGAAACGGAAAAAGCCGCGGCAGAGAAAAGAGCCGCCGAAGAGGCAGCACGCATTGAGGCTCTTAAAGCGGAAGCCGAAAGAAAAGCGGCAGAGCTAAGAAAGCAGGCTGAAGCGGAAAAGGCCGCAGCCGAAGCGGCCAAGAAAGCCGAAGAAGAGAAAAAGGCAGAAGCAGGAGAAAAGGACCAACCGGTAGACGAAACTCCAAAAGAAGCATTTGAAAGCTTTTTAGTGAAATTAGCGGCATTTCTCTCAAAACTCTTTGGGAAATAACATGAAGACAAAAAAGAGCAGTTAACCAAAAGGTTAACTGCTCTTAACTTTTACGCAAAACACATTTCTGATAATATAAATATTATTTTGTGTTCGTGCGTGTTTGCCCTGGTCATCCCGAACGATCCAATCGTTAACCATGTCCTGAATCTTACCCTTATAGACATAACCAATCTTTTCGCCAAGCAAATAAATTGCGATCGCTTTGTGATCATAAGCGTTTTCACGATCCGGAGCAAAACTTAACAACTTACCGCCATTCCCGGCAAGCTTGGCGGCGGCGCCATCAAGCAAAAGGAAACCGTCCTCGTATTCATAGCGCAAAACATTATAGTCCACAAAATCAGGCATTATATTATAATTCATCTCGCCATCGGGGACCTGTTGTTTAACGGGCGCAGTAGCCTGCGGAACATAAGTGGGCGAAACGTATGCCGGCGTGGCGTGCACGGTCGGCTTGGGTTTAGCGGCAATCTTATTTCTATTATATATAAGGAATACACCCACAGCAGAAAAAACAGCGGCAAGCAAAATTAAAATCCATTGATTTTTTGTAGAAACAAAAAGAAGGAGCAAACAGACCGCTGAAAGCAAAAACAGAATAACCGAGATAATAATAGACAATACTTTCATACTAACCTCCCAATGCGCCCCGGACAACCGGGGCTTTTTTTATTTACCTGCTACGCCTTTGCTCAACCACAACGCCCAAAACCTCAACCGGCAACTTACGGACATCTTCAAGAGAATAAGTTTTTGTCTCATAAGCCGGGTTAAGGGCCCGGAGCGTTACGCCGGTCTCCGATTTAATGTAGCGCTTTAGCGTTGCATCCTTACCGTTCACATAAGCAACCACATCCCGCCCGGAATCCGCAGCAGGCTGCTTACGGACTATAACGATATCCCCGTCTTTATATTCGGGGAACATGCTGTCTCCGGTTACGAGCAGCGCAAAGTATTCGCGGCCATCGGAGCACATTCGCTCGCTTAACTGCACCCGGTCAACAACATCCTCAACCGCTTCCACCGGAATGCCGGCTGGTACCCGACCAAGAACTTGCACCCACGAACCACCGGTTAGCGGCTCGCGCAATGGCGCCACAGACTCTTCCGAGCTATTGCCCAACAAATAATCGACGGAAACGCCGAAAAGCTCTGATAGCCTTAACAGAAGATCAGCGGATGGAATAACACCGGCAGTCTCCCATTTAGCAACCGACGACTTATCAACACCAACAATTCGAGATAGTTGAACTTGAGTAAAACCTTTGCTTTTCCTTAACTCCTTAAGAGTTGCTGCAAACATAGCGGCACCCCCTCCCGCATATAGTGTAATGAATTACATTCACAAAGTTAAGCAAAAACAAAAAAATGAAAATAATTCCACGAAAACGCAAAAACTGTATGCGCTAAAATGATATGACCCAATAAGAAGAGAAGCCCGATCCCAGATATGGTATAATGCGTTCAACACAAACCATCAACCGTAAGAGGGAGGACTTCTCGTGAATATGATAACACAAG